CAAGCTGCTAACATATTTTTAAATTTAGATAATCTTGTAGCACCTAAATTAAAACACATATTAACTAATACTCTTTGGATATCTTCTGGTAAATTATAGAATGCTTCATCTGTTCCGAATACATGTATTGTTTCGGCTAAATGTTTTTTAAAGTCATCTTCAAAATACATATCAACAACTTCTTCAGATACTTTAGTTCCTACTTCCCAATCATACTCAGGGTCTTCAGGCTGACAAAGATGCCCGATACCTAAAGTTTTATATCCTAGACTATCTTCGTATATCTCTAACACTTTACCTTCGTGTCTAGTTATTTCTTGTTTACATAGTTCTATATTCATAATCCTAGTCCTTTCATTTGTCCTTTTAATGCTCTATCTTCTTCATCTTGTACAAACTCTGCTGTACTATTAAATGGTTGACCTGTTATTCTACTTTGCATTTCATCAGGCTCATCTTTTACATTAGGTACATTTTTAACAATACCACCTTTTGCATAAAATTTTAAAGGTTTAAATTTAGTTTCTTTTTCTTTTGAACCTCTTGCTAGACTTCTAAGTTTCTTTTTAGTTCCCTCTCCAAAAATTAAATCATAAGCACCATATAGAGGTGCATTTGTTACAAGCATTTCTGAAATAGGTTTTCTATACAAAATTGCATCTAATCCTTGTTGTGGTAATGGACCAGCTAATGCTTTTAATGTAGAAGTAAATTGTCCTACATTTCTATCACTTTCTTCTAAATATCTATTTATATAATCAAATGGTCCTAATCCACCCCATCTTCTAACAGCATCTTTTATTATCTCTCCCTCTGGTTTAGGTTCTCCAGTAGAATAATCTACAGTAGCTTTACCATTACTTCTAATTTCATTACCTACATAAGCTACTGCAGTCATTAATAAAGCTGTTGGTAAAACTTTAGGAATACCAACTTGAACTGGATATGTAGCTATACCTTCATTAATAAATCTTTTTAAAATAGTATTATTAAATACAGTAGGATAACCTGCAAATTGTACTAATAATTGAAAAGAAGGATTTGAAAACCATAAAGGTCTATTTGCTTCAGCTACGCTTGGATTAAGAATAATTTCTTTAGTAAATCTATTAGCACCATTTAAAAAATCCTTACTATAAAATGATGCTTGACTATCATTTACTATATTTAAATTACCATCTAGCCCACGAGCTAAATTATCATCGTATTGACCTACTTCATTTAAAGAACTACGATACCAATTTACAGCATCATCAGCTTCTATACCCAACTCATTAAGTTGCCCAGTTAAATATTTTTGTTGTCTACTAGATAAATTACCCTCAGATAATTTTCTAGCATTTTGTTTTATTAATCTTTTACCAGTTGTAAATGATGCTAACTGAACTGCTTTAGTCCATTGTGTTAATAAATTTAATTTAAAAAAAGCTGCTTGTCCTAATTTGGCTGCACTTCCCGTTAGTGCTTCTCCAGCTAATCCTTCTATTCTTTCTTGTACTGATTGTTCTAAAGCTAATCCAGTTGAATATAGCTCATTCCAAACCTCATCATCTAAATCTTTAAAACCTTTTATTTTTGCACCAGAAGTTCTTCTAGCAAATTTAAACATTCTATCAAAAACATTAGCACCTTCTTTAACTAAAGCTTTACCAATATTTACTACTGCTGCAGGAGCATCTGCTGTTCCTACACGACTTAATAAAATTAAAGGTTCAGTTAAACTTGATAAAGTAGCAAAAGGCAAATAAGCCATTTGTTGTGTAAGTTTACCCCAATCATTAAATATTCTACCGGCTGCAGTTGTTTTTAATTTATGTTGTGAGTATGTTTCTAATCCTGTAACCTTTTTAAATACATCATCTAATCTTTTTCCAATTTTATTAGAGTCATTTACTGATATACCTGCATTTTGTAATTCTTCTACTATGTCTTTTTTTTCTTTTTTAAAAGCATTTAGTGAACCACCAAAATATCTTTTTCTTTCAATAGATTGTGATATATTAGTAAAATAATTTTGTAAAACATTTTGAACATCTTCTTCTAAAAACTCATCTATTTCATCATCTGCGATTTCTGTAAATCTACGAGGAGTTAAAAAAGATGATTGATTCTGAC